GAGGATCGAGAATCAGCTCATCGTCATCCTGCTGATCGTCATCCAGGGCATCCTCATTCTGGAACGCATCATAACCATACTCGTTGTTAATACCCATGGCTGTGTTTGTACTTGGTATACTGACGCGCCAGATCCTTAGACCTTGCGAACCGTGAGCACGTCGCGCTCCTTGGTGGGAGCAGCGTCGAGAATCGCCTGGTACGCACCCTCGACCTGCGTGTCGTTCCCGCCGAAAAATGCAGACAGGCCCGCCTGAATGACATCCTTCGTGATACCGCCCCTGGACTCCTTCTTTTGGTATGACACCTTGTGATCGTTGACTTTAATATCAACGTCGGCCGCCTCCGTTTTCATATACGTCTGAACCTCGGATCGAAGCTCTTTCTCGCGCTTATTCAGCACACCGATATCGGCACGAGCAGCTTTGAGCTGAGTTTTGAGAGCGAGCCACTCAACCATGACATCCTTCATGGTTGCCATTTACATATCAAATCGTCTTTTTTTTATGTCATTTTACAGCGCCTTGTACTCGTTCTGGATCTCAAACTTGGGGCGCATCGTGTCGGGCGGGATCGTCGACAGGTTGAAGATGCTCACCGACTCGCGGGGGTTGGCCGGCTCGGAGCGCTCCTGGAGGTTGGCGTTGCGGAGAACACCGCCTGCCGTCTCGGGGAAGCCGATCTGGGCACGGGGGTCCAGGAAGTTCTGACCGGACAGAATGGCATCCGGGCTGAACTGACCGAAATCCTCCGTCGTCACCACCTCCTTGGGGATCAGACCCACGTTGGGGTCGGTCGGCGTCTGGCCAATCTTAAAGCCGACACCGCTGGCCATGGCTGCAAAGGGGGCAAACATGCCGCCGTCAGTCTCGCTGCCCTGGATATCACCCACCATGCCACCCGTAACACCCTTCGACTCTGCGGCGGGCGAGGCACCCTCGGGGGCGGCAACAAACCCGCTGCTCTGGGGCGCGAAGAGCATCATCGTAATCAGAAAGAGAAGCACCAAGATAGCCAGACCTTTGCCGTCCATTTATACTGTACGCCGACTTTTTTTACAGGTCAACGTCCGGCTCCTCCTCCTCGACTGGGTCATCGGTGAAAAGATATTCCCGGGGAAACTTGGGCTTCTGGGGCGCCTTGATCCGCCCCTGGACAACCTTCCACACCGGCTCAAACACACGCTTGGTAAACACGAGGCCTGACAGCTCGAGGAGAACATCGATCGAGTCGCACTGTGTCACGTCCACCTTGGTCTTCTGAGTGTCGTAGAAAGTGGTCACCACCTCGCCCCTGATCGTGACGAGCGAGGCTGACAGCTCGTGCTCTGGGTTGATGCTCTTCTGGTAGGCGGCCGTGACCGTCTCGTCGGCAATCTCCTTGCCGAACCACAGCACCTTGGACTCTTTGGCCTGAGTGATAATCTGCTCATCAATATCCGAGAAAAGAGTCAGGTCGCGGGGGACCGTGATGGTTACGTGGTTTCCCTCAGTCACCGCCAGACGGACGTTGTTCACCTGGTGGACGCAGCGTTCGCCGCTATCCTGGGTCACCTTGAGAAAGTATCGGCCGTCAGGGAGCTTCGTCGGGACTCCGTACAACATAGTGTCCATAAAACACTTCTTAGCTCTAAGTAATGAGCAGCGGTACCACGACGCCACCGACGATCTCGACGACTGCCAACTACTGCGGCGATCAGTACAACAACAAAGGCTGTGCATGCACGCCCCAGGTGACACCCGGCCTGACCCCGGCGACCGAGTCTGCTGCCAACACCACGCTCATTTGCGCTTACCAAGAGAACGGTATCCAGTACGGGTGTGATGCCGGATGCTGCCCTGGCGGGACGTGCGCTGGGTCACCTGGTGCGACGAGCAACGTCACGGCGACGACTTCCACGACGACGACAACCTCTGCCGACTCCACGACTGGTGGCAGTCCTCGCACCACCATCTACTGGGCGATGCTCGCGTTGATCATCGTGTTTGCCGTTTTCCTAGCCTTTGGAATTGCGTATGCGACGTCGCGAAAGCGATAGAAAAACCTTGCCAGGAAGTAGATGGAACCCTTCCCGACCCCGAAGGAGACGTACGAATACGTCAGGGACACGACGGTCTACGGGAGTGTAAAGTTGTGGCACATCGTCATTTTCATGGTGTTTGGTCCGATGCTGACATGGCCGATGCTCATCATGCTCATGGTTGTTTTTGGTAACGAAACACGAAAAGTACTTAAAGATGCGAGGTCTATGATAGGTATAAATGGAGACCTCGACCAACGACCTTCTGACGGCCCTGCAGTCCGAGATCAAGGCGCTGCGCAAGGATCTGCGCAAGGTCAAGCAGCTGCTGGAGGACCCTTCCGGTGAGAAGTCCAAGGCGCGTGCGTCCAACAACGGCTTCAACAAGCCGCTGGATGTGTCTGACAAGCTGCGTGCTTTCCTGAAGCTGGCGGCTGACGAGAAGGTGTCTCGCAGCCAGGTGACGAAGCTGATTAACCAGTACGTGACTGAGAAGGGTCTGAAGGCGGGTCAGCAGATTACGCTGGATGCCACCCTGCAGGATCTGCTGGCCCCGCCCGAGGGTACCCAGATCACCTTTCTGAACATCCAGAAGTATATCAACCCGCACTACATCAAGGCGCCGGTTGAGCCCAAGCCGGCCAAGGTCCCAAAGGAGAAGAAGGCGGCGGCCGTCATTCCCGAGACGCCTTTGGCTGCTACGCCCTCGTCGGCACCTGCACCTGCAGTTGAGAAGCCCAAGGTGGCTCGCCCGATGCTGAAGAAGCCCGCCGCTCCCGCTGCCGCCAAGTAAGGACTTAAACATTTTGACTGCGTGTAATAACAAATGGAAACTGTCACTGAGTTGGTAGATCCGCCGGCGCTTGTCCATGGCGATATCGAACAGCTCGTTGGTACAAAGATTCGTGACGTGTCTTTGTATCAGCGTGCCTTTACGCATAAATCTGCACTAAAAAAGTACCGTGGACTCGCATCGTCGTACGAGACGCTCGAGTTTATGGGTGATTCCGTCCTCGGCTTCATCATCACGCGTCATCTGTTTGACAAGTACCAGGATGAACAAGAGGGGTTTCTGACCAAGGCGCGTACGAAGATGGTGCGCGGCAAGACGCTCTGTGAGATTTCACTGGCGCTCGGTCTCCAAAAGTGGATTCTCATGGATGACAAGGGGATCAGGAACAATTGGCACATGAACCCGAACATCCTCGAGGATGTTTTCGAGGCGTTTGTCGGTGCCGTCTACCTCGATCTCGGCATGGTGCACGCCAAAAAGTTTGTCTTTGCGTCCTTCGAGCGCGTCGAGGTGACGCTCCACGACGACAACTACAAAGACCAACTCATGCGCAAGTGTCAAGCGACGAAGCTCCCTTTGCCGGATTACCAGGTGCGTCACCAGTACCCGAACGGCACGTTTCACATCGAGGTGATTGTCGACGGCACGCCGCGCGGATCGGGCTTTGCTTCGACGAAGAAACAGGCGGAACAGAATGCGGCTGAAATTGCGCTTAAACACAGTTAGCGCATGTGTATGAGATATGAATGAGGTCCACCCACGGGTCAAGCAACTTCTTCAACAATCATATGACGATCAGCGAACGCCCGAGTGGCATGCCCTCCGTGGAACGATGCTCACAGCGAGCGATCTTGCAACCGCCATCGGTGATAATCCCTACGAGAAACCGAGCGACCTCGTCGTCAAAAAGTGCGGACACAACAACGGCTGGAAGGGGAATGCCGCCACCGAGCATGGTACGTTGCTCGAGCCCGTTGCAAGAGACTTGTATGACGCTGCGTACAATCAAAAATCTCACGAAATTGGTCTGGTTCAGCACCCCGTGCATAAGTGGCTCGGCGGATCTCCCGACGGTGTTACAGAATCTGGGCGTCTTATCGAAATCAAGTGTCCACTGACGCGCAAGATTGAGCACAAGTGTCCCAAGTACTATTTCCCGCAGATTCAGCTCTTGCTCGAGGTGCTCGATCTCGAGGCGTGTGATTTCATCCAGTACCGTCCGGCGGGATTTCTACGTCCGGATGCGCCACAGGAGTTTGACGTCATCGAGGTGCCGCGCGATCGCGAATGGTTTGCGCGCATCCTCCCGCGCGCCAAGGCGTTCTGGGACGAGGTGCTCGAGCGCCGCAAGACGGGACTCTGTCAGGTGGTTGACGAGGACGATGAGACGAACATCAGCGTTCTCGCAGCCGCATTGATTAAGGAAATACCGTGCGAAGTAGTAGAAGACGATGGCCCCGTGTCAGAAGTGCCACAAGAAGGTCGGCCTTCTGGTACTTACGTGTCGCGAATGTTCCGATCGATTCTGCACAAGGTGTATCCAGCTGGAGATGCACCAGTGCCCGAAGTTAGACGGTCGGGGCGTACTCGAACGCGCGTTGCTTGAAAAGAAACTGATCAAGGTTGAGGCGGCGAAAGTCCAAAAGATCTAGAGCCGAAATCTTCTCGCCGCGACGAGGATGCCGATGAGCACAAACAGTGCAAAGATGAGAGGCCACATGTTCTTCGTCACGTCAAAACCGGTGGGCAGACCGCTCACGTAGTTGGACCCGTCGCGCCACACCGTCTCGCGTGAAAAGGTGGCGTGACCATCGTCGTGCTGGATCTTACGGGCCGGGAACATGAAGCTCGTCGCGGGGTGGATCCCACCCGTCTTTAAGTACATCGAGCCCGACTTGTTGAGTTGGTTCGGGCCAAAGTGATCGAGATACTCGGGTTGCTCAACAGGAGTCTCCCAAGACGCAGACGTTTCTTCTGGGGCGTACCATGTCTGCGTGTTGGGTCCTTTATAGCCGCCGTTGTACGAAATACCGAATGTCGCCGTCGCAGTATAAGGGTTGATGCGGTTCATAGCCGTGTCATCGTCGGCCAGAAATTCAGTCATCTAACTTTAGTCAACATATTTTCTGGTCTGAACCTTTTCCCTGTGCTTCAACCACATCTCGTCGAGGTCGACGTTGAGCATGTAGGCGAGCTGGAACAGGTAGGAAAACACGTCACCCATCTCGGTCGTAATGTCCGTGCCTCGATCCTTCTTGAGGCCCGTCTTGCGGAAATTACGCTGGTATTGTCGGATCGCCGACGCGAGTTCACCAATCTCTTCGGTGAAGAGAAGCCATACTGTGCTCACGGGAGCCTTGTCCCACCCCTTTGTTCGGCAAAGCACGAACGTCTCATCACGGTAACAATTCATCATACATACTCATCGCCTCACGCTTTTAACACCTTCAGCGTCACTAGGAGAGCCGCGACGAGAACCACGAGCTCAATCAACGCGCGCTTACGAGCAACCAGGATATCCTGGGTAGACTCGACGGCGTGCGAGCTGATCAGAATTGCGATTCGCTCAACCGTGAAGAAAATGACCACGCCGAGAAAAAGCTCCTTCGTCTTGCCGCCCATGCAGTGACATGTGCACACAAAAAATATCCGAGAAGGATAAGATGTGCGACACCGAAGTGTACACCGTCCGGGTCGATACAGTGTACGCCTCGTCGAACGTCGACTTTGTCGTCTATCTGAACAACACCCTGAAGAACGTCGTCAAGGCGGAGCTGATCTATGCCAGCGTCCACGCCAACACGGCGACGAGCAACATCATGTATGTCTACGTCACCGAACTCATGTCCAAGTTTAACGATCGGGCGAGCAGCCAGTACAAGTTTCAGGCGAGCGGTACGACGTCAACCGGAGGGTCCGCGTCAGCCGCACTTTCAAACGTGACGCAGCTCACCTCGGCATTCGCCACCATCCCGACCGATCAGCAGTACACGCGCACAATCTTCAAGTCCGGCAACGATTTCCCGATCGAGACAAAGTACATCGAGCCGATCCGACAGCTCGACCGCCTGAGCATCAAGCTCATGAACGCCACGGGTGGTCTGCTACCCGAGCGCGACTACACGTACATGTTGTTTCGATTCACGTGCGCGACCAAGAATGTGTGCCGGTACCCCTAGGTTGCTGTCGGTATAAACTCCCATGAAATCTCGTTGGTGATGAGCTTCCAAATCTCATCCTGTCGGTGCAGCTTCTCCTTCGACTTGAGGAGCGGAAAGCACGGCAGATATTCATCCTCGCCGAGGAGCTCGCAAAACTTGTAGAGCGTAAAACTGTACGACAAAAAGTTTTTTCGATCCGCCGGACAATGCTTCTCAAAAGGTTTTTGAATCTGACCAAACATGAGTCGAAGCTTGTCTTCGAGTTCTTGAGGCATGGTTGGCGGCTTGACGCCGTTGAGAATCGTTGTGATGTATGGCGCGTGTTCGTAGTACTTGTTGAGGCCGAGCTTTTTGAGCAGGCCGCGCACTTTGCGGTGCGTAATCTCAGACGCATCCTTGATCTTCTGCTTTTTAAACTCGAGACGCAGCTGCGTAATCACGTCATCCGGTACACTCGTCGACTCTTTCGCCTGAAATTGAGCGACCCACTCGTTGAAATGGTTTTCGCGCTTGTACGAATAGACGACGTTCCGATCCATCTCCTGTTCCTCCTTGAATCCACGCTCGTTGCACAGAACGTACTGCACGTAGCCGCATTCACTGCACACATGGTCACTCGTCTCGTGCTCAAAGACGATCGACCACTTGGCTTTACATTGTGCGCACTCGGACGGAACGTCGATGGCTGACGGCTTTTGGTACTTTTCGACCGTCGTATCCTCGACTCTGGACATGTATTCGTCAAAGATGTCCTTGCGCTTGATACCACCGGGGCGATCGGTCGTGTACTCTTTGATGTGCGGTATACACTGAGCTATGTATTCGTACAGTGCGTCGGGATCATCCTCGAGTTCCTTTATACGCTCGTTTATGCGCCGTTCCATAAGTTATAAAGAGTGTACATCTTTATAAGTTATGGACATTGTCGCCGCCTTGGCCCCTAAAAATATGACGGTACGTGAGGTGGCTGACATCGAAGGGTCGAACCTCAAGGCGATCACGTACGTCTTCAACGCCCGAGAGTACACGCACGTTGGAACCTGGCCGATGAATCACGGCGCGCCAGGGTTTCATGTCCCGATTGCAACCGCAGAGATTATTGACACGAATCAGGATATCACTGACCAACTCCGTCGGTTCGCCGGCCCTCGAAACGTCATCACCGGGGACACCATCCGGTACGCATTGGGGACATGGAAGTTGAAGCCCCGTGTGACTTTCAGGGGATGGTCCATACGGATCGTCTTCGTCCCCGTGCTCGTCGTACCGGATCAAATCCCGGCGGTCCGAGTCACGACCGTGCTCGGTCACATATCCTCCGACTTTTGGGCCAAGTAAAACTTAATCTCGCCGAGGTTTGCAATGGCATACCGGAACACCATCGGCATGTTCGGCTCGCTAAACTGAAACAGCTGGACGCTCGAACACAGGTTGGTCGCCTTGGTATACATGTTGATGTACTTGAGGGCGTACGTTCCACCGACCGGCTCGTCGCGATCGACCGGGGGACAGTCGAGCGTCGTCATCTGGTCGGCGAAATCACCGGCACAGCTGAGCTCGAGCGTCGTCTTTGTACGTTTGATCGTCATCTCGGTCGACAGGTTCGCCATGTCGCGCGCGATGCGTTGAAAATCAACCGATGGAATGGTCGTCACGATATCCATGTCAATGTCCGGTACATTCAGATCATCCTCGTTAATGTCGAGCAGCTTGAGCTTGAATGTCGTCGTCGAGTGCTTGACCGTGTTCTCAATCTCAATCTCGAGCACGTCGCGACCCTGCATGCGCATGATGAGCGAATCGTTGTTCGTCACCGACTTGAGCAGCTTGTGCGTGTTGGCCATGTTGAGCCCGGCAATCACCTCAGTCTCGCACGTGTACGCCTCGAAATTCTCAGCCGGCAGAAACATGTGGACGAGCGTCACGCGCGCCGTATCGAGCGTGACGATCCGCACACCATGTGGCGTGAAATAGACGTTGACGTCATTCACGATATCCTTGAGCACCTCAAAGATCGTGCGTAGCGCACTCGCCTGAATCGTCTGAAGGTACATGGGGAACATGCGCCCGTGGTTTTTATCTATAAGTACTGTAGATGGAAGTCCTGATTGCAGTTGCGGTTGTCGCCGTACTGATCGTTTTTGTGATGATGACCCGAACGTCGTATGCAACCGGTGACGACGAATTGGTACGCACGTTGTACAGACAGGCGGCGCGCTACGCAGTCGCGAGCATTCAAGACGACGCCGAGGTGATTCAGATGTTGCACGCCAACTATGCGATGGGCTACCTGCTCGCGCTCAAGGATGTTGCGTCGACCGAGGATTTCAAACGCGCGACGGGTGAGGACCTGAACGCATTCGAGCGTAAGATTGCCGAGATTCAGGATGCCGCCACGACCCGCATCATAAAGGATCGCCCGGATCTCAGACCGCTCGAGGATCCAACCCTTATGCGCGCCATTTACTTTTCTTAGTCATGTGTAATGCCGACCGTCACGGTGCGTCGTAGCCCCAAGGTGGACAAGAAATGGCAGGCGACGTTCAACGTCGACGGACGGGTCCGCCACGTCAACTTTGGCAGTAAAGGCTATCTCGATTAC